GATGATGTGCTTGATGTTTAGAAAAGAATGAAGTTTGAAGTGTTATGTTAACAATGAATTTTAATGGGTCGAACAGTGGCTTCGGTCACTGATTTAATACAATATTAATTGTACAAGGAGGATAAGAGAATGGCTGAGGTTTATAGGATAGAAATACCGATAAGCATCAAGGATAACACAGAGCCCGGAGTGTCCCAGGCTAAAAATAAGCTGAATGCCTTTGATAAAGCAAGTCAAAGGACCCAGGAACGGCTAGAGCAGATGAATAAAACAAAATACCAGATCGTCCTTGATGCGCTGGATAGAGCATCAAGCATTGTCGGTAAAGTTTCATCAAAAGCACGCAGCATAGCTGGTAAGACGTTTAGCTTTACGATGAAAGCAATCGACCTGGCCACGGCACCATTAAGAGCCTTATGGAATTTCGCGACATCCATACAAGGCGCCATACTCGGTGCGACCGGTGCATTTGCCGGCATTTACAAGCCGATGGATATAGCCGCGGATTTTGAGCAGACACAGATAGCGTTTGAAACCATGCTGAAAAGCGCCGAGAAAGCCCAGCAGTTCCTGAAGGAAGCGTCAGAGTTTGCGAACAAAACGCCGTTTGAATTTCCGGAACTGATCAACAGCAGTAAGCTGCTAATGGCCTTCGGATTTGAAGCGGATAAGGTGCTGGATATGCTGAAAACCATAGGCGATACGGCCAGCGGCCTGGGAGCCGGTTCTGAAGGAATAGACAGAATCACCAGGGCCCTCGGTCAGATGCAGGCCAAAGGGCGAGCACAGACAGAAGAGCTCTTGCAGCTCCAGGAACTCGGCGTGCCGGCTAACCAGATCCTGCAGGAAGAGCTCGGCCTCACCGGCGAGCAGATAGCGAACATCGGTAAAGAGAGCATAGAAGCGGCAAAAATTATCGATGCATTGTTACGAGGCATGGATAAGCGCTTCGGAGGCATGATGGACAACCAATCCAGGACGGCCAAAGGTATGATATCAACCCTTAAGGACACTCTCGAAAATTCACTTTTAAGACCATGGGGACAAGGTTTATGGGAAGGTATAAAGCCGGGACTTGAAAGGATTACAACCTGGATAGATGAGAACCAGGATATCATCGCAGAATGGGGAGAAGCCTGGAAGAAAGCAGGAGCAAATATCTCCAAATGGGTAATGGCCAGAGTAGATGGATTGAGAAACAGCATACAGCGTATGGTTAACTCCCAGGAGTGGAAAGACGCCAAAAACTTCGGAGAAAAGCTGAAGATCGCCTGGGATAAGATCATAGCGCAGCCGTTCAACGAGTGGTGGAATTCAACCGGCAAGGCCTGGCTTGCAGACAAAGCTGGCAAAATCGGCGAAGGAATAGGAACTGCACTCTCTGCAGGATTGCTGGCCATACTCGGAATTGACGCCAGGGGCGCCGTAGAGGACGGGACAAGCATAGGAGCTTCATTCGCTGAAGGTTTTACACGGGGATTTGACGGCAAGAAGGTAGGCGAGGCAATCCTGAACGCCATAAAGGGCGTATTCAAAGACGCAGGAACGCTGCTTCCAGGAGGAGAGAAACCAAGTAGTACATCCTGGCTGTCGGCCGGCGCAATAGCATTGGCCCTTCAAAAGCACGGAATTTTCAAGCTGATCTGGAAAGGCGGTAAGGGTTTAATTAACCTTCTCGGAAAAGGGAGCAAAGATGGGGTACCGTCAGCAACAGGATCTCTTGTACCTGACAGCTTTATAACTTCCACTATGGCCGTCACGGCCTCCGTAGTTTACATCAATGGCCCAACGATTGGAGGAGGCGGAAGCGGGGGCAAAATCATAAACAACATTCCAAGCTTACCTGGAGGAGGACCCGCGACAATACCGAAGCTTCCTGGAGGAGGAATGCCTCTTGCTTTACCGGGCGCCGCGGGAGCGGTAGGAAATGCTATAAATACTGTGAAGCTTGCTAATGGCACATACGTAGCGTCCGGAGGTGCATTAACAACAGGCCTGGCCAAGTTAGGAGTAGCACTCGGAAGCGGAGCAACAACTGCCGGCGGAGCTGCAGCTGCAGGCGCCGCAGGGATAGCCGGAATTATAGGCGGGATCCTCGGACTTGGTAGCGCAGGAATTGATGTTTATCAGGGAATAAAAGCAAGCAAAGCAGGCAATAACAAAGTTGCTAAAGATGAGTATGTAACCGCAGGAACCAAAGCAGGTATGGTCGGAACAGGCGCTTTAATAGGTACTGCAATCATGCCTGGACTTGGAACTTTAATCGGTGCAGGAATAGGCGGCGCAGCGGCGCTTTTAACCGGAGATAAAGCCGGCAAAGCCCTATCTGACGCAACGGACAAAGACGGAGCTTTATCAAAGTTCTGGGAAAATACCAAGACATGGGCAAGTAACACATGGGACTCCATCAAGACAGGAGCTTCAAATGCCGTATCCTGGATCAGTGACAAGTGGAGCGACTTCAGTGACTGGTTCGAAACTTCGATATGGACCCCGACAAAGGACGTTGGTATTTCAGCAATTAACATCGCAGCAGGAGCATGGAGCGAGGCAAGAGATTGGATCGGAGACAAATGGAGCGATTTATCCGGGTGGTTTGACGAATCGATATGGACCCCGGTAAGCAATGCAGCGCAAGCAGCCAGTCAATGGGTAAGCGACCGCTGGAACGAGGCAAGAACATGGATAGGCGAGCGCTGGTCCGACTTTTCAACATGGTTTGAAGCGTCAATATGGACCCCAGTCAAAACAGGAGCCCAGGCTGCAGGCCAGTGGGTGAGCGAAAGATGGAACGAGGCCAAGAACTGGGTGAGTGAGACATGGGGAGCTGTTTCAGGTTGGTTTGATGAATCGGTTTGGCAGCCGGTAAAAAGCGCAGCACAGACAGCAGGAGCATGGCTGGGAGATCAGTTCGCAGCAGCAAAGAATGCCATAAGCGAAGCCTGGTCCGGAGTGTCGGGATGGTTTGAACAGAAAGTCTGGGAACCTATCAAGAACGGAGCAACCAGGGCATGGGAATGGGTAGGCGAAAAACTCGGCGGTATCGGCGAGTGGATCGGCGACAAGTGGCAGAGCTTCAAAGACTGGCTCGGAGGCCTGGGCCAAAAAGGATCGAAAGAAACCGGCCTGACGACCAGCAAGGGCAAAGGCAGCATCCTCGAACATGCATGGGGCGGAATTATAACGAAGCCGCACATGGGTATCGTGGCCGAGAATGGAGCTGAAGGAATTATTCCATTGAGCCCGAGCAAGAGACAACGAGGCCTCGATTTATGGCAGCGGACCGGTGAACTCCTTGGCGTCAGGGCCTACGAAGACGGCGGAATAGTAGGCGAGGAACCGGACGAAATCTCGGTAGCGCCTGCAACCGGAAAAGCCGGCCAGAACATAACCATAAAGGTGGAAGTCAAAGCAGAGCCTAAATTCACGATTGAAGGCGGCGGAGACAACACCGATGAAAACAAAGTGGTGGCCATACTGAAGGCTTATATCCGCGAAATGACTGACGACATCGGAGACGAGCTGGCAGAAAGACTGGCCCGCATATTTGCAAATATGCCGGTGAAAGGAGTGGCTGAAGCTTGAAGATTGATTTAGAGGGCGCTGTTAATGAGATTGTGGAGGAAATAACTTATCAGGCCAAATCAAGAGCTTTTCGTGCAGCCAACGAGCTCCGGAATTCAGCTTTAACTGTCCTTCGAGGAAAGCGCTCCGGCCGTGTTTATAAACGGCCATTTTCAAAAAGCAAATACACTGCTTCAGCACCAGGAGAGCCGCCTGCAATGCGAACCGGAAACCTGCGTATGAGTTGGAGACCGCAATCTGCATCCGAGCGAATAGGCAAGACCGTAACAATAAAACCAGCAATTACTACTGAAGTAAAGTATGCTCCATATCTCGAAGAGGGAACCGATAGAATGGCTCCAAGACCATTTGAGGATCCTATCATCGAGAAAGCAATGCCTCGTATTAGTCAAATTTTCAAAGAGCCGTATTAGGTTTAGCCTTAAAAAGTAAAAGGGCGGAATAAAATCCGCTCTTTTGCTATAAACCGTACCTGTGTAGGTGCCATACGGTGTAGAACTGGTAATTTGAGGCTTGAATTTTAGAGCTCCATATGCCTTCGGACTTGTGTTACCATCAGTAAATGTTGCAACGAGTTCACTTAATCCAGTGATATCCTCAAAAGAGCTACTGGAAGGCAGTCCACGCAGAATTCTGCAAGATATTCTTTGCTCGTTTTCGGTTCCTTTGTCTTTGCATAAATAAAAATTGCCGCCGTTTTCATATGTAGCTGCACCATCGATAGTTATTCTGACATTTTTATTACTGCCAATATCCATTGTATTGGCTGAAAATATGAATTTGTCACCATCGTTGATGGATATAGAGGCGGGTATATTAATAGAGTACTCGGGTGAATAAGTGTACGATACCGCTATACTTCCGGATGTCTGGTTTGCAAAGGCATTCATCGGTGATATACTGCAGATCATTATAGTTGCAAGCAGAATAGCGAATATTCTTTTTATCATGGCTCAACCTCCAATTTAAAAATAGTTTTCGCGCCGTTCAGTTCTTTGATTTCCTCCATGCCATAGCATGAATAACTCAAGATGGCACCTTCGTATATTCCGGGCTTTAGCTCCTGAGAGATTTCAATAGAAGTAAGGACCTGCCCGGGCTCAAGTAAACCAGACTCCGGATCGTCGAATCATCTGCCGGGCATGAATCTGAACGGCCAGCCATAACATCTTCTATAAGTCTGGCTTCATAATGCTTTTTAGGAGCCATAAAATCCGGAAGCTCAAGATGCAGTTTCCCGCAGCCTGGACACTTTAACCGGTGCAATCGGTACCAAGGGAGCGCTGTTGGCTGGCATGGAGCGGCTTCCGCTCCGTGCATATTTTCTGCTTCTTCTTCTGTTTCTGTTACTGTTATTGATCCTGTTACTGTTACTGTTACTGGTTGCCCTAACCGTTCTTGTAACCGTTCAATTAACGGTTGTATAAATGGTTTATCAAACTGTTCAATAACGGTTAAAAGTGAGCGAAATAAGTGTGTTTCGGGCAATTCGTTTAATTTTTCAATAGCATGCTTAACCTGGTTCGGATTTTCTAACGGGTTATGTTTAAGGTAGTTTTTAACAAGTACCACATGGGAAAGTGCGTCATATGCTATGCCGCCAGTCTTTAACAGTTCTTCTAACGCTTTCTTGAAGGGAAAGATCTGGATTATTACCGAATGGGATAGATCTGCGACAACAATCCTCTTCCCAAGTGAATATTAGCGGCCATAGCTCTTCCATGTCATACAATAGGACAATGACATCAAAGCTACACCAGAAACACAAAGAGAGTCTCCAGGACTTTATCCCGGTAGAGGCTCTCTCTTTTATATAAACGCTGAATGGCTTAAGTATTACCACTGGGCATATTCTGAGCGGAATCTTAATGGACAGATAACTTTCTTATTTTTATTTTAGGACAGTTGAGGAAAAGGAATATTCAATAACCTCATAATCTCCTTTTCAGACTCAAGAACGCGTTCGGCAATAAAGTCCATAAAAGGTTGATCATCTTCATGAGCCCGCTCCAGTAAGCTAATATACTCATGTCGCAAGACCGGCGGAATTATGGCCAGCATATAACCGTCTTGAATAAGCGCCGTATTCATCAGCAACCGAGCAACTCTCCCGTTTCCATCTATGAAAGGATGAATAAATACAAACCGCTTATGAAGCTGGGCGGCAAATTGAACCGGATGGTATTTATCACGCTCGGAGCATGCCCAATGGAACAGCTTTTTCATTTCCTCTTCTATCCGTTCTACTGGACATACTTCATATTTTGAGCCGGTTATAAAGACTGGGCGACTGCGGTATTTTCCCGCTTCCTCGGCATCAATACCTGTATAGAACATCCGGTGCATTGTAAGGGCGTCTTCCTCGGTTATTTGGTAACTATTAAGCAATGTAAACATGAAGTCATAAGCCTTTGCATGCCCCAGAGCTTCGAAGGTATCTCGA